ATGTCGCGGTCCAGGTCTCGCCATCGAGACGCTGCGTTGTTATCCTCGTCCATGTCAACATAAACACTTTCTACGGCTTGCGCCAGCGTGCGACCGTTTCTGAGTGCCTCATTCAGCGCCGCGTGAATTGGCTCTCCGTCAACGGTTTTGCCGTACGTGTAATCCGTCAGCGTGTCCCTTCGTTCAAACGTACGGTCGCCCATGACTTCCTGCGGAGCCGACGTGACTGCGCGCGGATACGCTTCGCGCGTGCGCTCGATGTCTTGCTGGCTTGGCGCCTGGAACCCGCCACCAATGGTGTATTCGCCTCGCGCCCAGGAGCCGTGGTCCAACTGATCGTGGTCGCCGTGCTTAATGGACTTCTTTGTTTCTGGAATCAACTCAAGAGTAACCACTTTGGTTTCTTCGTTTGGCATGCCCTGCGTGTTGTCAATAAAACGATTAACTGGAACTTCAGGTACGGTTGCCACGTTTGCGACGCGCCAGCGTGTGCCTGCGTCAAGCAAAATTTCCGCTTCTCCTGGATTCAACACTTCGTCTAGCCCAAGTGCGCGTGTGCCTGCTGGGACCTTCATTTCGAAGATTGTTCCGCCACCGCCAAACGCGCCAGCCACTCCTTTGTCGGTGCTGGTCGACGTGAACCCGTCCATCACAACTTCTTGTCCTGCTTCAAACTCTGCCCAGTTAACGCCATCCATTGAAGCCTGCAGGTGATGCGTGATCTGGCCACCTGTTACCACGTCAAGCAATGTGATAATGGTGCCATCAATTTCAATTGTCTCAGATGTGCCAACATCCGTAATAGGCGCAAAGGTGTAGATGTTTTGCGGTCGGTCAGCATTGCCGCCGTAGATCGTGCTCATGTCTTCTGCAAAGCGATCTGAACGATTTTGCCATCATCCAGCAGCATCGCCTCCCGCACCGTGTAGGCCACAGCGTCAACCGTGATTGCATCGTTGCGGATCAGGCTGCCGAAGTCAGACGCCTTTGCGGTCAGTGTGTAGTCAGTGGTCAGCACCATGCCATCACTGATCACCTGGCCTGGCATGTCAAGGATGCCCAAAGCAGTAACGGCGCCAGCTGTGCAGCTGACGCCGAAGTCTGCAAGGAAGATGCTTAGGTCTTCCGTGAACGCCATCAGCTGTACTTCTTAGAGCCCAGGCCGACGATTGCCACAGCGCCGGCACCAGTGCCGCCTGCAACCGTTACCACTGCCTTGATGAACCGCTTGGTGTCGTCAGCGTTGACCGAGATCTTCTGAACGGATGCGGTGTTGGCGGTGGTGATTGTGAATGCGCCGCCGGTCACATCGGTGTAGGTCCCACCTGATGTGTCGGAAGCGGTCAGCTTGCCGAGGTAGGTGATGCTGGCACCGCCTGCTTCAGCGCAAAGGATCACGGCGATGTCGCCTTCATAATCCACCAGGTCGATGGCGGTGCTGGCGGTGACAGTAGCTGTCACCACATCATTGGGCAGGAAGTTTAGGACCTCAGTTTTGGTCCCAAGATTTTGAATGGTCATGGCTTAGTCCTCCGTCTAGGGGGTTGTGGTTTTGATGCAGGCTCAGGCTGGAATGCCTCAACCGTTTCGACTGCCGCCTTGACAGTCTGGATTGCTTTGCCAATGCCGATCAACAGCCTGGCGTCAGACGGGGAGGCCTCGACGACCTCCCCAATCCGAACTACCTGGCCCGCCAGCATGGTTTGCCGTAGGACCTCGATCAACATGATCAGAGGGTGTCGTTGCCGCGGGTGAAGGATTCAGGATGGCGAACAGCGATGTCCACGTCCTGCATTGCCACAACGCGCACGGTGCCCGATGTGCTGTGGGTGTAGGGGTCCACCATCAGATCCAGGCCGGAGAAGTAACCAATGACCAGATCGGCGAAGTTGCCGAACCACAGATCACCAGATGCCACCTGGTTGGACAGCACACCGCGGTAGCCGTTGACCAGATCGCCTTCCATGACGAACAGGCCGGAACCTGCATCCTTGGCTTTGGTCTTGAGGCCGCCGCGCATAGCAGCGTTCATCAGGTAGACAGGGCTGCCGGCTAGTGCGTTGGCGGTTGCCACGTCGCTCTCAAGCGCCACCACCTCAGCGAAGGTAGGAGTGCCAGCAGCAAAGTCTTCAGAGCCGACGCCGGTGGTCAGCTTGAGGCCCAGGGGTTCGCTGTTGGAGCCGGTGCCGTAAAGACCAGCCAGGTCGATCTTGAGAGCAAGAACGGTGGCCAGGTCGGTGCGGATCATGTTCTCCACGTCGATGCTCGACTGGAGCATCAGGCGACGGCTGTAGTCAGTGAAAGCAGCAACCGTCTTGGGGGTCAGGCTCACCTGATCAATCGTCTGCTGGCTCTCGGTAGGAGCACCAGATTCAGCCACCCAGTAGGCGGTGCCAGCGCCGGATTGGCGGGGGATTGCGACGTTGCCGGTTAGGCCGGTCAGCACGGTGGCGCCAGCTTGATCCAGTGCCGACGCATTGCGCAGCAGGTCGATGAAGCTGCCAGCATCCAGATCAGTAGCAACCAGGTTGCCACCAGCTGAAGCGGTGCCGACGTTCAGGTCACGGCGCAGCACATCCTGAGGGATGGTGATGCCACGGCTTTGACGGCCGAGCTTGACAGCTGCGGCATCAGATGCCTCGATCTCGAAGGCAGCGGCCTCGCGAGCAGCGCGATCGGTAGGGTTGGCGAGATAGTTGATGGCACGCAAGAAGGAGAACCGGCGGCTCTCCTGTGCGCTAAGGCCGATTTCCGCGGCGCTCATGTTGACGGTCTCCTGGGGTACGTTGAGTTTATCGAGCACAGCAGCGCGGGCCTCGTCGATTGAACGACCAGACTCCACAAGCTGTTGGCCAAGATCGGCCATGCGGTGCTTGGTGCAGAGTGCACTGATGCTTGAGATGCGGGTGCGCTCAGCCTCAACGGCTTCGGCCCGCACCACAGCCAGATCGGGGGCGGTGTTTTCCATTGGTGGAAGTGGATCAGGGGATGGTGCTGCCGAAGCAGCGTCTGGTGTGGGCACCAGCGATCGGCCAATGCCCACGGTGTTGTCAGCAGGTATTGAGACCACTGAGATCTCATAAGGTGACCAGGCAGTAGCAACATAGTCGCCGCTGCCTCGCTCTTCCATCTTGTCGATGGAGTAGCCGAAGGAGACGTTTCGGAGAACGCCATCCTTCACATCGCCCAAGATTTCCTGGGCGAAAGCATTGCGGCTAAAGCGCACCCGGGCATAGCCGCGGCGCTTGTTGCCGTCGATGTAGGCACGCTCAACCACCCCGATCACACGCTCTGGGTTGTGGTTGAACAGCAGTGGGGCGCCATCATTCAGCCGCGTTAGATCAGCCGCCTCGGTTTCATGGCTGAGGATCTCGTTGCCGAAGTACCGGGCAACGGGAAACTCAGAGCTGAACGGGAAGTCATAGGTGCGCTCCTCCACCTCGTCGAAGGTGGTCATCTCGCTGCGCTTGTAGCGACCTTCCAGCGACCGCAATGATGCGATCTTTGTCAGCGTTGAGAACTTGTGGCCCACGATCGTCTCGGTCGCCTCCCACCCTTCATCGCCTTCGCTGTAAATCCTGATCAGCGCAGCCGGATCTTCAGGGGTTGCATCAATGCTGAACTCAGTGCCAGGCACATTCAGCGAACCTTCTCGCATCACGCTTTCGATGCGGCCCCGTGCTGTACCGCCGCTGGAATCCCACTGAACGAAATCGCCCTCGCTCAATTCATTAGGTTCAGCCCGGTTGCCAGCCATCGCGCGATCTTCTTGCAATGCCTTGATTCTATCGGCTTTCGCGTCAGCCCATACCTGGCCAGCATCGCCGCCCCATGCTGCCCATGCCACACGGCCTGGTGATGGGTAGCCGTCCTCGTCAGGGCTGAACCCTTCGCCCTGCTTGTCCACCTCATGCCGCGCAAACCATGCCGACATCGCGATCACGGTGTCAGGGCTTAGCTCATCACCCGACAGGATCTGGCTGGCCCTGCCTGCTGCCACCTCGGTGCCGCCTGGCTCGCCGTCAGCCTTCCACCCGCGGTAGCGCTCCGCCTCCGTGCGCATCCCATCGGTAGGCATCAGGTCGATCTCAGTGCCGTTGACATTTGCCATCAGTCTTCCTCCTCGACTGCATCCTCAAGCACTGACAGCTCCTCATAGTCCTCTTCTCCCGCTGGTGTTGCCGTATCGCCGAACGCATCGACCGTTCCCTGTGGCCTGAACTGAATCAGACCGGCCGCGCTGACCACACTCGGATCGGTGTCGAGGATGATGTTCTTCTCGTCCAGCTTGGCCAGCTCAGACTGACGTGCTGCGAGGTATTGATCCAGGTCGCCGCCCTGCTCCGCCACGATCTGGCCCAGCGTCTTGAAGCCGCTCCGCACCGCGTCCTTGTAGGCGTTCACCTCACGCTGCGGATCCACCCACTCCCAGCTCCTTGGCACCCACTTGCTCGCCCGGTAGCGGTCGGGGTTGGTCTCGTAGCTAGGCAGATTCAGCGCACCGCCGAGCACCGCCATCTCAAGCCATGCCTCAAAGACCGGCTGGTGGAAGTTCTCAATCATGTAGCGCTGCAGCACCTTGTACGTGTCGCGCTCCTCAAGCAGGCTCAACCTGCTGCTGCTGTAGTTGCTCTGGCTGTAGTCCTTGCTGATGCTCTCAAAGCTCACGCCAATACCAGCCGCCACGGCCCGCAGCATCGACCGCGTAAACGGCTCCAGCTGGCCATCAGGTGAGTTGAGATCAGGCACGCTTACAGATTCGCCGGGCTGTAAGTACTTGAAGACACCCGGGGTGAACTCACTGACCCGCTCGCCTTCATAAACCGCATCACCCATCAGCTCGCCCTCGGGGCTGGTGATGAATCCCATCAGTGCGCTGCTGGCCCGTGCACGCACAAGCTCGGCTTCCTCGTAACCCTGCAGCATGTGAAGCCGCATCAATGCCGTAGCGAACCAGGTCACGCCTCTGGTCTGGCCCGGCCGCTCTGGCAGGAACAGGTGGATCACCTCATCAGCAGGAACCCGGAGCCTCTTGCCACTTGACCGAGGATTGCCCGCATAGGCATCGCCCGGGTGATTGGCGTAGAAATGATACGCCTGCGGCCGCAGGTAGCTATCAACCTCAATGCCCATCCGAACCGTGTTGCCGCTCGCCGCCTGTGGCACGTCGTCATCAATAAGGTAGTCGGCCTCAAGCACCTGCAACGCAAACGGCACCCGGCTGTCACCGAATGGCTGGCGGATCATCCGCACAAACACCTCACCCGATTCGGCCATGCTTCGCGCCAGCAGCCGCTCGATGTCATGGAAGCCCAGCAGCCCGCTCACATCCCAGCGGCTCTTGTGCATCCACCGCTCGAATTGCTCATGCACCTGACCGTTGATCACCTCATCCAGCTGATCAGCGCCCAGCATCTTGATCTGACCTTGATGCCGGATGCCATGCCCGATCACGTTGTTCTGGATCGCGCGTACCGCCTGCTTGGCGTAGTCGTTGTCGCGCACCAGCTGCCGCGCACGGTTGCGCAATGCCTTAAAGCTGGACTTGATCTCGCTGTCGGCGCTGGTGATCGCGCTGGGCGACCGCATCGGCCGGTGGGGCGGGCGCGCGCAGCGGCAGGAGAGCGACGGGCGCGTGCTGGAGCGCGTCGAGGGCGCGGCGCAGTCCCAGGCGGTGACCGGCGCCACGCTGTCTGCCACGCTGCAGACGCTCACCGACACCGTCTCGAAGATGAGCGCCACGCTCGATGGGGTGGCGTCGAAGATGAGCGTGCACGACGTGGCAGTCGCCGAGGCGCGGGTGAAGGCCGACGCAGACCGCGACCGCGTGACGCGCGTGGAGGCGCAGGTCACCGACCTCGCCGGTCGGCTTGTCGACGTGGACCACCGACAGACCGAGGCGCGGCACACGCTGCGCGCGGAGATGCACACAGCGATGGCAGCCCTACGCGCCGAGGTGACCAGTGCTGCACGCCCTGCTCGTCGAGGATGATGACGACCACGCCGCGCTCGTGGTCGATGGGCTGCGCGAGCTCGCGCGGGTGCAGCACGTCGCCACGGCCGACGAGGCGCGCGCGATCCTCCGCACGCTGGTGCCCGACGTCGTGCTCTGCGACCTGCGGGGCACGTCCGACCACGACGCGCCGCTGCTCACGGCGACCAACCTGCGCATCGCCCTGGACAACGCCAGCGCGCGCCTGCGCATGCGCGTCCCGCTGGTGCTCACGTCGGGCCTCGACCCGCACGTGCTCGACGGGATCGCGGGCGCCCTCGTCGACGTCTACGCGCTCCCCAAGCCCTTCTCTCGCAACGCCCTGCGCGCACTCGTGGCGCGAGTCACCGGAGTGACCTGATGGACCTCTCTGCACTGACCGGCCTTCTCGGCCTTCTCGACCTGCTCCCCGAGCCCGCGCGCACGTACGCCCGCGCCGCGTGGCACGCCTTCCTCGCGTGCGTCGTGGTGTCCTCGGTGATCACCGCGCACACGCCCGCGTGGGCCTTCAAGCGGTGGCGCGTGCTGCGGGTGTTCTCGTTCCTCTCGGCCTTCGCGCCGCGGGATGGCGCGGGCACCGTGAAGCTCCCGCTCACCACGCCGTCGCAGCCGGGCGCGATGGAGGACCTCGCGCGGCTCCGCGCGCAGGCCGAGACCCTCGCCCGCGCCGTGCCGCAGGTGGTCGCGTCGTCGTCGCAGGGGGGTGCGTCGTGAGCATGATCGACCACGACGACATCGACCGCCTCAACGCACAGGCCCGCGCCCGCGTCGAGGATGGCCCGCGCGTGACCCGACGCCGCGACGGCAAGGTGTTTCGCATCGTCGCGCAAGCGCGCTCCATCGACGGCCCGGTGGAACTCGCGTCCGTCGGCCTTCA